CCTTTTCTTTTAGCCATATGTTTTGCTTTTCTTTTTTGTCGTCTTGATTCAGTAATTAATTTTTTATGATTGGGCGACACTTATAATACAAATTAATCCTATAACTATTGATAACCATATACCATAGTATAAATATTTCATTCTTCCTCACTAGTTTGACATATCACACATTTACCATCAACTAAATCACTCTCACAACTAGAGCATATCTCGTAACTATATTTTACAGGATATTTTGTTGTGCCATAATCTATACTATCTGGTATTCTTTTCCACCACTCTTTTAAATTTAAGTTAGGATTGTGATACATATCTCTTGCCATTACCATATATCCTCATACTTTCCTGCAGTTTCTTCATATTTAAATGTGCCATCATGATGATAGTATTTTCTTTTTTCTTCATTTTTAAATACTGCTACAGTTACAACAATTGCAATAATTAAGATAATGTGAGCGACTGCTGTAAAACCAAAAACTACAAAAGATCCAAAATATAATGAAAAGCAAATACACCACATCCATGCTAGTAGTTGTATTGCTAAATGTCTTACTTGTAAATCAGGAATGTGTCTCAATGGATTTTTATCCATGTTCATGACGCCTTCCCAACTATCGTGAATAAATCTTATCATGTTATACTCCCTATAAACCATTCTGGTGTTTGTCTATTAGTCCACTTAGCAAAGTATGCCTTTGCCTCATTATAATAATTTTTATATGATTGAATAGAATCACCTGGCACTATACATTGTGGAAAATGAGACATAGCAGGTGGTGGTTCTTGCCAACCATTGTCTTGTAAATTAACTGGTGGGTGTTTTAAAAGTTCTTTGAGCAGTTCAATTGTACTGTGGTCTTTTTTATATCTGTAGGTATATTCTTTCCCAAGTTCCCTGAACAAGCTGTACAACCAGTTATAGTGTTGAGTAGAAGAACGAGCCCAAACAGCACTAGGGTGGTGGTAATGTACCGCCTTGTAAACAGTTGCTTCTTCATTTGGGTTAGGTAATCTATACCTTTGTACCTTTCTACCTGTTTTAGATAGTGCCTGATATTTAACACCATCTATCATTCTTTTTGCTGTCGATAGTAATTGAGCATATTCTACTATCATTTTTACCACATGCTTATCAACATGAAGTTCAGCACAAATCTTTGGATCATTATGTAAATAAAATATATTCATAATATTATTATATCAGTTTAATTCTTTTTTGTCAACCCCACTTATAGTCCTCATAAGTTCTTGTAGTTTATCCATCCATATTCTTTTGAAATCTGGATCTTCAGCACCTTGATACATTTTATATAAGTTTGCTGCTCTACGCCAAAACAAATCCATTCTATAACTCATATACACCTCTCAAATTATATTTAATAATTTCTTTTACTAACTCAGTATATGTAGGTTTACTAGCATATTTTGAAAGATAATCTGCAAGAATTAAAGCGTCATCAATACCACTATCTCTTGCGGCTCTCAACTCTTTAAATGCTGATACATTATTTAGTATATGTAAATAGTCTATGACACTTTCACATTTACTACTATACATTTTCACACCCCATCCTGGCCATTTTGTCCAAGGTATAGGTAATAGATATGGTTCATCTTGATCCCATGTTCGAATACCAAAAAGATTATTACCTTCATTTGCAAATCTTGATTTACCCCAACCAGTTTCGATAACTGCTTGAGCAATAATTAATTCATTAGGTATATGATATTCTGGTTGTATATATTCATACAAATAATTGATACAACTATTTAAAGATTTTACAAACTTTTCGTTTGATGTTGTATCAACTTCTGGCAAGTTATATTCTTTTTGAACTGTTTTATGCACAGCATATTTTAGTTCTATCTCTCTGTAAGGAACTACAACTGCTTGTTTCCAGTCTTTTTCAATCTCTCTTAAATCGCCTCTGATATTTTCATCAGGAAGTGGCACTTCAATCTCATGAAAATCAGGACAACCATCATCTGTGCAATTTTCATCATCTACTTCTGCCCAGTCTTTTTCTGTGGCCAATCGTTCTAATTCTTTTTCTTTTTGAGTAAGTATTTTTTGTTGTGTTTGTACTTTCTTAATTTCTTCTTCTATAAATTCTAATCTATTTTTCTTATCAGGTAATAATAACAATGCCGCTGTTAGTAAACCAGCAGTGATAGAGAATATCCACAAGTATTGTTTAAGTACATCTTTCATATTATTATTTAGTAGAAATAAAAAAGGCGACCATAAAGATCGCCTTTTTTGATATTGGTATAACCCAAAGATTACATTAAGTTCGCAACTTGAACTCTTCTGTAGTATCTGTTTGAGTTAGCAGAACCGTCATCATTTACTGCAGTTGCAGCACCTGATTGTGCACCAGTTTCAGCAAACGGGTTAGCGATTAAGCCATATCTCGTTTTGAAACCAATTTTCGGTTGGAAAGTATCCTGACCAACTGCTCTAACCATTTGTAGAGGTACATATGGACAATAGAATAATCCAGCGTCATATGGTGATGTACCTTTGTATCCAACTACGAAATACTGTTTTGCAGTATTGTTCGCAGAGTATGGATCAATGTACACTTTAAATCTACCGTTTAATACACCAGCAAAAGTGTTGCCTGTGTCGTCAACGTTTAGGTTGTTGTTTAATGCAGGAGCATAGTCAAGTACACCAGCCATTTGTAATGCAGAGGCAACATCTGAAGAACAGATAATCATGTTACCTTTTCCTCTTCTTGTTCTCTGTGCGATCACGTTAGCTTCTCTTTCTACTTGGAACATTAGTCCTTTGAATCTCTCAACTGACCATCTTCCGTTTGAGTCTGTATCTAAATCAAAGATACCCTCTGTAGTAGTGTTTACTGTACCTGTGTTAGCAGATGCACCTTTTTCAGCGTTGATGTAGATAGTTCTAACAACTTCTCTGTTGATCTCAGCAAGGATCTCAGCAGATAAAATGTTTGCTAGTTCTGTCTCTGCATCTAAACCGTGGATTGCTTTAAGGTCTTGAGCAAGTTCCATAGTGTATTCTGCTTTAAGAGCTCTAGACTTCGCAGTTACTGTTGATTTCTCAATTGAGAAAGCCATTTCAGCAAATACGTTGTTTGATGAGTCGTCTCCTAATGCTTCAGCAGTAGCAGTTGTCATTGCAGTACCTTTTGTGAAAGCACCTGCTGGTGAGTCATTCAATAACGCAGGGTTTGTTCCAGTGTGTCCACCAGCTTCACTTCCTGTCGCTCCAGCCTCTTGGCCTTCTGTTGAATCACCTGCTGCGTTTCTAGCAGAGAAATCAGTATCTGCTTCATCAAACAATGCTTCGTTTCCTGTTTGTGAAGTAAATCTGCTTCTCATTGCGAAGATAAGTCCAGTTGGACCTGTCATCGGCTGAACGCCTGCAATGTCGTATGCAATTAGATTTGGCATTGCTCTTCTAACAAGACTGATTAAAATTGGATCCCAGTTAGAGATACTTGAACCAGTTGCGTTAGTAGGAGCAGCTTCTGTCATAAATGCAGCGTCTTCTTTTTGTGCTCTTTCTTGGTTTTCCAAGATCGTAGCAGTAACGGCACGTCTGTAAGAATCACTGATTTTTGGTAAATCAGGATGCTCTAGGACTGGCTGCCATTTCTTTTCGTAAGTTTCAGATAAGTACATATCGTCTTCTCTCCCTATTAGTATTATTTGTTCGACAATTTAATGTCTTTTGTTTTACTTATAGCGGCGGTATAAGCAGCCATACTGTTCGTCAAGTCCGCAGGATCAACCTGTTCAGACCCATCGCCTACCGCTACATCATCTATATCACTTTTTACTTCTTCTTTTTTACCAAAGTAAGACTCTTTAATAGTTTTTACTTTAGTTGTAAAGTCTTCCTCGTTAGAATACTCAACTTCTTCAGCAAGTTTGTTAAACTTCTCAGCCTCAACGTCAGTTAAATCTTCAGAAGATTTCGCTATGATTTCTTCTTTCTTTAACTCACCATTGTCTTTGTTTAATTTAACATTCTTTTCGATTTCTTCGTTAAGTTTCTTTTCAAGGTCTTCAATTTTAGAAGCTTGATCTTCAAGCACATTATATTTTTCATCTGG